AAGCGATAGGTGTTAAGCTTCATTTCCTGTAGACCCTGTTGTAGGTTAGAAGGAAGACCACCACCAACTGTCTGACTCCAGACGCTGATTGTGCCTTCGCCCTGTCCGTAGTAAAGGTCAAGAGGGATGGATGGAGAATCGTCCTCATCGAACTCGATGTCACGATAGATCATGCTAGCTGTGCCAGCCTGTAAGAGAACTTGAAGAACTACGTCACTAATAAAAGCTGCGAAAGCCTCCTGAGCCTGCATTGCAACTGTTTTGTTTTCAGATGCAAGAGCCTTGATAAGCTCGATTTGCTCTGGATTTTTTTCGAATTGAATTTTCATATAAATTTGTTTCGGTTAATGGTTAAGATTATAGCTCGATCTTGATAAGAGCGTAGCCGTCTTGGTTGATACCGCCTAGGAACTTACCTAGAACGTTGGAATTGATTGAACCACTTGTTGCATAAGGAGCAACCTTGATTGATCCATCGCCAGCATCAGCTACAGCGAAACCAGAGCCGAAGCTTGGGTTACCATAAGTACCAGTACTGATACCACTGTAAAGGAATAGACCCTTTGTGATAACAGGCATTGCCTGTCCACTGATGATCACATCCATCTCAGCAGCTTTGCGAGGGTGGAAAAGTAGAACTTCGCCGTTTTCATCTGTTGTGCGGAAGTCTTTTAGAGTTGCACCGATAACTGTGTTCTTTGAGGAACCAGAAGGAGCAGTAGCTAGTGACCAAGCGGGTGTGAATAGGGCGGAAACGGAGTTACCATAGATTGATAAGTTGTTTACAACTGAATCGTCTCTTAGGTTAACACCGCTTGAAGCGGCAGTAACGAATGTACCCTTGCTTAGAGTAGTAACGCCCGTTACCGTGAATAGATTGATTACGTTGCTTTCATCGTAATCTCTGAATGGTTTTAGGTTTGGCATAAATTATTTGTTATGTTGTTTGTTTTGTTTTTAGATAATCTCTTATCTGAAATTGTTTACTTAGTGAACTTTACACTACTTTTATTGAAAGCAGCACTAATTTTTTGTAGGAGTGAATCTTGAGCGGGGCTCATGGAATTAGGAATAAGTTGTTCTTCAACTTTAACGGAAGCAACAATCTTTTCAACTTCTGATGTGGCAGCCTGCTCTTCAGCCTTGATTGCGCTGTGTTCTTGAGAAGCATATTCTTTAAGTGCATCAGAAGAAGTCTCACCATAAGATCCGCTCTTAGCACCAACTTTATTGGCTGTTTTCTTTGAAATTGAACTATTATCCTCACTGAAACCTGAGGCTGAAACTGGGCCAGTATCTTTGACCTTATCAATATCATCAGATTCACTATTGTCATCAGCAACTACTTCTTCAGCACTCATCTCATCATCTGCACTTACATCTTTATCATTCTTGATCTTTCCTGCCTCAGGCTCAGAAGCAACTTTGGCAGGCTTAACTTTTGTTCGTTGTGAGCCGCCATCCTTAATTTTATTTGCACCCTGTACAAGCTCTTGCTGGTCAACGGAATCACGCTCTGTCTTCTTCTTACCGGAAGCAAGAACGGAAAAACGATTATACCACTTTGTGAAGGCTTCATCATTTTCAATTGCGTTTAGATCTTCAGCGATGATCTCACGATCAGCATCGGTTAGATTAAACTCTTCATCAACTAGGCTCATTCTACGTTGGAAATTTGCAGCAATCTCATTAGCCTTGATAGCACTCTGCATTGCAGCTACCTCACTCTTGATTGACTCTAGATCTGTCTTTAGCGCTGTTGCTTCGGCAACTGCTGCTTCTAGTGAAGTTTCTTTTTCGTTTACTTTGGCTGACCAGTCTTTTGCATGTTTAGCGATCTCGTTCGAAATGAACTCTCTCACTGCATTTGCGGAAATTTCCTTGATAGCCTCGTCGGTGATATCTTCAAGCTTGTTGATTTGCATGTTGTTTTTTACATCCTCTGTATTAGAGTGGACACTTTTTTTGTTATTAATATCATTTAAATTTGCATCGGTCTTATATTCCGAGCCCTCATCTCGAACAATAACACCCTTAACTTCTGCAGCCGGGTTGTTTGTAAAACCAATTCCTAGTGGAAGTACATTTCCCTGTAGATTAAGATAAACTGGGGATCCAGAAGCATTGATACCACTACCACCAAAAACCTTAAGCGAATCTTTCATTTCTAAAAGCTGTTCTTCATCTTCAATAATAGTAGCTTCATTTAAATTTTTACTACCTTGCGCAATATTAAATTCATTAAATCCTAATTCCCAACTCGCACTAACAGAAAGATACTTTCCAGAACTAGGATCACTGCTTTCAGTAAGCTCTGCGGCAAACTCTGGATTAGCAACTTTCCAAACGAAACCAGAGAGAACAATATTGAATGGATCTGTTGTATCTTGAATTTGTTCAAGTGTCAATGGTGTACTTGAACCGAAAGCACTAAATCCATAACCAGTACAGAATCCAACAATAGTTTTACGATTATGTTCAATATTAAAAGGCTTATTAATAAAATTAGGAATCATTGCCAGGGCAACATCGTTACCAATAATGTGTCCATTTTTATTTCCACGATTAACTACAAAAGCATCAAATGCAACGCCAAGTAAATCTTTATTAACGTCAAGATTAACATGTGTAGGCAAGAATTTTTTAAGCTGATTAATAGAAGCTGTTGCTAAATACTTATCCTCTTCTTCGGCAATCTTTGCTTGAACAATGATTCCATCGAATATGGAATGATATTTAAATTTGTCGTACATAGTAAATTTTACACCGTTCTCCTCGATAGGGGCAATATTTTTAACTCTCGATGCGACTGCAATTTGGTTACCCGAATCATCTGCCTCAACCTCAAAAGCGCATAAATTAACTTGTTTTCCGGGACGATATTCTAGATCATTTAAGTCAAACTTTTCGGGAGAGTTTTCGAATATTGTCATATAAATAAATTGTATTATTAATTATACACAAAAACTAAATTAATTAGCGCAACTTAATACTAACGCAGACTCCGCATCCCGTCTTGCCAACAGGCCCTCTAGACCTTTACCCTTCCAAATTCTTTTCATTTTTTGAATCTCTATAGCAATAGTTCTATAGTCTTTTTGGGGAATTAAATCTTTAATATCTCTCATTTCGCTACGACTATCTCCAACCAAGCTAGCCCCGCGATTAAATACCAAAGAGACGATAGCACCATATGCGTTATCACATAATTGATCCAAACCGGGAAAGGTTCTTTCAGCCAGTCTTGCAAACTTTGGCCAAGTGTATTTATCAAATATTTCAACGGCTTGATCCCATGTTATTTTTATGTTTAAATTTCTAACATGCGCTGTATATTCTTTTCCAGATTGCCCCCTTTTACCAGAGGCATCCTGTATAGCCTTGATCTGATTCTCAGGTAGGAAGTTAAAAATTTCGCGCAGTTCAGTAGGTGTATAGTATCCACAATCTATACCTATAGCAAGAGTCATGCCACTTGCACCGCCCGGCCAAGTAGGGCCACTTAAATATTTTTCGTAATAAGCCCGGCCGCCACCAACCTCATATTCAAGAATCAAATTAAGTGCTTTAGGTGAGGGGTTTTTCATAGTTGCGTATCCGTTATATTATAATCATCTTCTTTGGCATTATTAGTTAATATTTGTTCATTTAAATTAACATTTTTATTTTCATTAATATGAGAAGACTGTGCAATTCCCTGAACTCCAACACTTGAAGAACTATTATATCTTAAATCAACAAGCCCCTGTGCGCCCAAATAAACAGATATAACAAGAGCAACCTGTTCCATTATTTTAGTAAAAATAGTAGCATAAGTTGTTATAACAATATCATGGTCTTTAGGGATAATAAAAAGAATACCTACAGCAACGAAAAACATTGAAACAATCATTAATAATGAGGTCATTACCACAAAGAATTTCTTAGATGCAAGGTGATTTGTATCCTCCATTTGTTTCTCTAACTCTGGGGGCGTATTGGGCGGTGCCTTGCCATTCTGTAAGAACGCAAATGCAGTCTGAGTTACATTAGCAATACCTTGCCACATATAACTTATTACACTAAATTAGTGTACCTAAAATAAAACCAACAAGCAAACCTAATAAAAATACCGCTTTTATGGGATGAGCTTTTGCCCAAACCTGTAGTGCAGATGCGATAAATAAGGTCTTCTCTTTAATAATTATTTCGTCCTTTTTAATTTCGCTAACTATTGTTTCTTCATTCATATTATAAAAAGAATAGGCCATTTGCCTTAAGGTAAAAATAAAGAGCGTCAAGAGCAAGAAGGCCGACAATCACAATACTCAACCATAAGATTTTCAAGTCTTTCTTCGCTACAAGCTCTTTATATTTGTTTAGGTCAACAACCATTTTATCAGACATTGCTTTTTGTTTAACTAGTTCTTTATTATCTGATTCAATTTGTTTCGCCGTTAACTGTGCGTCTTTTTCTAATTGTTTTTTAATTTGACTATCTTTTAATAACTGGGTATATTCTGCTGATCCAACAACAACAACCTTATCATTCTTATACTGATCAGGAACAACCACAATCCTTTGCTTGGTCTTTGATTGTTCGTATATAGAATCTATTTTTACAGGATGTTTAGGAGGCTTAATGAACTTTGTAGTTTCATTTGAATAAAAGCAAGCGAGGTCTACGCGCGCCTTCCCAAGCGACTGGTTTGTCGCATAAACATTTTGTGATACAGCCTCGCTTTGTTTTTCGGTATAAACTGTACATCCACTAATAAAAAATAGCGATAGAAATAGTAGAGCTAATTTGTTCATATAATTTATTACACCCTAACCAGAGCAATAGAGAGTTATAACATGAGTACTACCATACATAAAAGTATTATCAGAAGCTTTATATTGGGGCTGTATTCTTGCAAACACTCCATTATTACCTCCCGATATTTTAATTGGAGTTTCTAACATACCACTAAAAAAAGTTACTCCAGAATTCAGAGTATATTGAATTCCTGCTCCCCCATAATAATTAGCAAAATAATTAAGGTATATATTTCCAGTATCTGATATTTGGGGATAATAGCCTCCAGCATTAGAAGCGCTTGTAGTAGGAAAATACGCGGCCCAAGTAAATGCAAATATTGTACAATTTTTTGGTATAGTTACATAGTTAGTAAGCAGCCCACCATAAGGAGGATCAGTAGAAACCATTTTTTGGTATGGCATAAATGGCGCCCCAATAGCAAAAAAACCCTGACTGTCAGTATTGGGAGAAATATTAAGCGCAGTACCATTTCCCAATGTTACAGTAAAAATACCAGAGGTGTCGTCTTTTAGTTTATATCCCCCTGTAATAGTACCACTCAAAGAATTTATATTATTTAAAATTGTTCGGCCAGTTGCAATTCCATTTGCAATAACTGGCAATGAGGGTAAATTATATCCGCTAATTGTTATTCCGGAAGTAAAAAATCCCGTTGCTCCAGGTTGCATTTTTAATTGTTTTCTTATTACGACATTACCACTATTATTAATAACCATCGCAAAACTATTACCATTTAGTGTATTTGAAAAAAAATTAATACCAACACCCGTTCCAAGCGCACCAATTGCCAAATTACTTCCGCTACTATACATATATGAATCATTCGGGCCAACGACTGTAAATGGGGGTGAATATTGCGTGCCGTCATACTGACTACTACAGATACCAATATCAAGAAATTTCGTACCCGAATCATTATATAGCGTTAAATCACTACTAGCCGTTGCTCCGGCGTAAGTATTTTGAATTTGATAAAAAATTGATCCACTCGCTGAACTTGCGCCACTTAATAATCCTGTATTAAAAGCTTGACTCATCGGCATCGGGTCACCAGACGGAACAATTACCAAATTTCCGCCGTTCACGGCCTTGCCAGTTAACTGGTAATTTCCACTATATACTAAATTTGAAAGATAATCGAGACCTGTTTTCAATCCATAATTTGAAAGCTGTCCAGTTAAATATTGAATATCAATAGATATTTGTGAATATAAACTCGATCCAGTTAATAAAATATTAGAAGATAAACCCTGCCCACTAGCATTCAAAATACCACTTTGACCCAAAATTTGCCCACCAATATTTCTTCCAGTAGATAATAAATTTGCCAAAAAACCATTATTCACGCTAGTTAATTGTTGATTTATTATAGTTCCAGTAGATTGAATATTACTTAAAATTTCTTGGCCCGTTAATGAAAGATTTGACTGTGTAGCGTATAATCCGCCACTTAATAAATTAATTTTATTAGATATTAATTGACCAGTAGACAATAAAGAGCCGCTCAGGGATGCGATTCTTGATCCAACTAAAAATCCGGTTGTTGTCAAATTTTGAACAGAAGCATATCTAGAACCCAGCGCTAACGATCCAGTAAAAGTATTAAATTTTTTTAAAATATTATTTCCAGTAAGCGCTAATACATTGTATAAATACGAACCAGTTGATAATAGGTTATATTTTAAATTAGAACTTGCAATATTTTGAATATTACCAGTTGTAACTGTCATGTATGATGACAAATTCGAGTTAAGAGTGCTAGTATTAAAAAAAGTATTATTATTATAATAATTATATAAGGATAAATAAGATGTGTTTAAATTTGCCAAGTCACCAGAGTTTGCATATTTATATAAATTTCCAGTTATATATCCACTAGGGTTATTTTTAGGATAGTAATTTGCTAATTGCCCAGTACTTACAAATAGTCCTGTATTTATGCTTGTTCCAGTAACATATCCGCTAGGATTATTTATAGAATAAAAAAATCCAGTTCCATATCCACTAATTAGGTCAGAAACATTTGGTGACAATTGTGTCTTATTGATAAGTGGTAACATGGCATTTTAGTAGCTGCAATATAGTGTAACAGAATTTGTGGTTGCATTGCCTGGTGCATTAGATATAATACGCCAGTTGGCATTTACAGTTGCACCGCCCGAAAGTGGCAATGGAGCGGGAAGCATTCCAGTTATAGTATTTACTCCTGCCGAAACTGTACCAAAAATATTTAAATTAGTTCCTGTTGGCCCATTTCCAGTTTGAATAGTAAATCCCCAGTTATGTGTTGAAGAATACCCCGTTGGTAAATACAAGCTCCACGAATAACTAATTCCTGTACAATTAAATGGAACCTGTGCGTAATTTGATCCAGAATTAGGGGTATAAGGAGCTAATCCACCACCTATATAATTATTTCCTACTATTGCTGTTGATGAATTGTTATATAAGTTAACTGCAAAAGTACGCGGGGCCCCTAATGGTTGATATCCACCAGTTAATGTTCCACTTAATGAAGTTATTAAATTTGTTAATGTTTGTCCGGTTGAGGCAAGATTACTAGTAGTAGCAAGATAGCTTAAAATATCATTTCCACTTAGGGTTAAACCATTAGGAAAATTACCCGAACCACTTACAGTTAAATTATTTTTTATCTCAACATTATTACCATTGGTAATTGTCATGGCAATATTTGAAGCTAATGACCCACTGGTAAAGAAATACAGTTGACCAGTACCTACTGTGCCGATTGCTAAATTACCACCAGTTGCGTACATATACGAATCACTTGGCCCTACTACTGTAAAAGGTGGAGAATATAAATTACCATTATACTTACTACTATCAATCCCAATATCTAAATATGCTGTGCCCAAATCATTATAAAGAGTAAAATCAGTGCTAGCAGTCGCGCCAGTGTAAGTATTTTGAATTTGTGCAAAAACCGATCCACTCGCAGATCCAGTTATTGATAAAATTGGATAATTATAATTTGAACTTATGGTTGGAGAATTAATTACAACACTTGGAGCATTAACCAAAGTGCCAGTTAACTGGTAAGCTGAAAGCATACCACTAAAAGTATTAATATTTGATAATATTGTTTGCCCAGTTAGAGCGACATTTGCAGCTGTTGCATAATTCCCCTTTAATGTTCCACTCAAAGCCGAAAAAAGACCAGTTAAATTTGTATATAAATAAGAACCAGTAGAAGCTATTCTCGCAGATAGTGCAGAGCCAGTTGCCGCCAAGTTACCGGTTAAAGTTTGTATTTGCGCCAAAAGGCCTGATCCAGTTGTTGCCAATCGGCCAGACAATCCTCCTCCAGCGCCCCCAGTTATGCCAGAATATACTAATTTAAGTAAGTATGCCCCAGTATTTGCAATTCCAGTTTTAAGGCTTAATCCTGTTAGAGAAAGGTTTCCAGTTGTAGCATATGTACTTGATGAAGTTCCGCTTAAAGAGTTTATTTGTCCATATAAAAATGCCCCACTAGAAATCAGAGATCCACTGAGTGAACTAATCGAAGAGTTTAGTGCTATCCCAGTATTTGCCAAATCTCCAGTAGTAGCGAATACAGTCCCCAAATTTAAAGACCCAGTAAAATTATTAAATTGCCCAAGTAAATAGCTACCAGTTGATGATATTAAATTAGACAATGCTTGGCCAGTAGATAATAAATTTCCACTTGTCGTAATAATTGAACTGTTTATCTGAGATGCATATGATATAGAGGCATATTGTGATAAAGCTGCTGATAACTGAATATTTGTTACTAGGCCATTAACCTGTCCACTTAAAGTAACAAGATTGCCACTTAAAACATTTAAATTACCAGTAGTCGCATAATTTGATAGGTTTCCAGTAATAAATCCACTTGGATTATTTGCTGGATAATATGCCGATAGCTGGCCAGTGGTTATAAAAATTCCTGTACTAAAATTTAGGCCAGTAGCAAACCCACTGGGATTTGATATGGGATAAAACAAGCTTGACCCATAACCACTCACCAAATCCGAAATATTTGTGGCTAACTGTCTTTTATCAATTAAGCTCTGTGACATATTTTATTCTATTTCACTATGCATTAGGATTAATGCGGTTTTAGTATCAACGCCATGCTTTTCAGCAATTTCTTGAACTTCCGAGAAGTTATCAGTTAATTGTACTGGGCTATTAATATATTCAGCAATACTTTCTAGCCACTTATCTGGAGATTCATTAATACCAATTGTTTCCGCAACCTCTGCTACTATTTTCTTCTGTTCTTTAGACAATTTCTTTTTATTGAATTTATCTTTAAGAGTTGTCTCGATTGTTGCAGCCAACAGGTCAAATTTTGATAAGTTTTCTGCAACTTTAGTGGCCGAAATTTTATTTTTGGGTGCAGCGCCACCTTTTCCAACTGGACTAATCTTTGATGGCGCGGCCTTAGGCGTACCACCTGTTCCAGATGGCCTTCCAGCCCCTTCTCCGCCGGGTATTAATAGATTAGGATTATTGAGAACTGGTTGATATAAACCCTCTTTATGATATTCCGCAAGCTTACGCTGGTTCTCAACACTCTCTTCTGGTGTTGGCAATCTACCAGTATCAATAGCCGTAACACCCTCTTCTGGAGTTAACACGCCAATCTCTATTAGTCTTGAGTATACACGAGCAAGAACGTTATCATCTTTAAAGTCTACATCCCTATATCTAGGTGTTGGAACTGATTTAAAACCAAGTTTTTTAGCGATTTCCTTCACTTCTGGTAATAGGAATTGGTTCATAAATGCCTCTCTAGAATGTTTTAATCTAGAAAGAAATACTTCAACTTTTGATTGTGCACTGGCATACTTTTCATCGCCCAAAAGAATACTATTAAGACCCTCTTTAATATCTCGGTCAACTACTTCATATTTCTTGGGGTCAAGTATATGGGCAATTTCTGGAATCACAAATTGAACCTTTGTAGTATAGTCGGCCACAAGAATTCTTCCAACGCTCTCATTTTGAAAAATATTTGTTAAAGCTTGAATCTGAGCCTTACTTGGCATACCAATCTCATCATTGCCCATTGTAACAAGAAGAACAGCCTGTTGTACGGTACGACTAATTGCCATATCAATATTCTTTAGTTCCTGCTTCCAGTTAATATCGCGCAAAACTGGGAAGCCCATCGGAACACTAAATGGTTCATAGTCCTGCTTTTTATAAAAGACTGCCTTAACTTTTTCTGGGTCTAAATAGAAAACTAAATAAGCATTTGCCTGAGAAATTTTTACAGTATCTTGTATTTGTGCAAACTCACGAATTTT